AAGATCGAGCAAGTTTGTACCATTCGCTAAAGAATTGACAGGCTGCTCTTGTTTTAGAGAAGATGGAAAACCATATTTTGGTCCACCACCTTTTTCTGCTGTAGTACGAGGAGATCAGTACTACGCACCATTTAATAATTTCGTAAAAAAGGCTGGCGTTCTCAAAAACTCTTTAGATCCCGAATTAATGGACAAAACTGTAAATTATATTACAGGTCACATAATTAAGGGATTAAGAAAAGAAGGAGTTAAGAGATTACGTCCAGTTCCTCTTGCAGTTGCTCAAAATGGGCATCCAGAGGATTTTTACATGCGTGCTATGAAACCATCTACTTCAGGTGGATGGTCATACATGGGCGCAAAAAAGAATTGGTCAGATCAAGTAGAATTACCTTTTAAGAAGGATTCTTACTGGCCAAAGAAATCAGTAACAGAACAAGTGTTAGAACAAGTAGACGCTTATGAGAACGGTCGCGATGCGTGTCCTTTCTTAGGAGCACAGCTTAAAGACGAACCAAGATCATTTGAAAAGTGTCGAGTTGCTAAAACACGAGTTTTCTGTATGTCACCATATGATGCCACATTATTGAATCGTATGTATTTAATGCCATTTTATACTTTATTGAATCAATATTCCGAAATTTTTGGAACTCAAATTGGTATAAATATGCATTCCACAGACGTGGACGATTTAGTTAATGGCTTAAAAAATTTCTCCGATGAATATATGGAAGGAGATTATGGTGGCTTTGATACATCAATGCCATACGATATTGGACTCATTGCAAATACCATAGTTTATAATGTTTTAAAACATTTTGGTTACAATGATGATAGTTTAAATATTGTTCGTGGCATTTTGTCTGATAATCTATATCCAACAATTGTTAATACAGGAGATATTTTCGCAGCGCCAGCATTTCAACCTTCGGGTAAATATGCGACAGCTGAAGATAATTCTTTAAGGGGGTTAGCAATGTTAGTTTATGCTTTTATTTCTATGCGACCTTCTAATGAAGATTTTTTCGAAAATGTTAAACCTTGTATTTATGGTGATGATGTTATCGCTGCTGTTAAGGAACCTTGTAAAAGTTTTTTCAACAACGTACATTATCAATCATTTTGTAAGAATATATATGGATTAGATTATACTAATGCAGCAAAAACCCTTGAAATGACACCATTTCTTAAATTAGATCAAATTTCATTTTTAAAAAGAAATTTCGTATTTAGAGAAGATTTAGGTCATTGGGTAGCTCCATTAGACAGACAAAGTATTATGAAGGCAATATGTTATTATTTGCCTTCGCGTGAAGTTAATGTAGAGGATCAAATGATAGATTCATGCACATCAGCTTTACGAGAATTATTTTTTCACACAACCGCTGAAGATTATTTTCATTTAAGAAAACGATTTGCTGAAGTGGCGAGTGAGATTTATGACAGACAATATGATGTTGTTCTGTCTGCATTTCCTTCATTTCAGGAAGTGCGAGCCTCAATTTATGATAAAATTCCAGAGAGTCCCTCGGAGGCCGATATACCGTAGCTAGAGGGGTGAGATGCGAGAATACCGCTCTCTGAAGACTGACAATGTTGTCAATATACTAATATGGCTAATATAAATAATTTTGGCTTGCAACCTACTGCAGACCCAGCAATTACTGGT